ACAGGGGCCTCGGCCCCAAATAATTCCATCTTAACTGTATTTTGATATAATCAATCTCTTTCACAGCATCAAATGTCAGGGTTGTTCGCCAAATAGTGCCATCTATAGATGTCGTATACATCGTATCGTAAGAGGCATCAGTATAGTACGCAGACACATCTATCCCCGAATAACCAGCTCGTGAGTACGCTAACTCCAACGTAAGCCCTAACAATAATCCCGTAGGTGGAGTGGGGGTTATTATTATCTTGCAATTATCCTGAAAAACAATAACTCCTGACTCTTTGGTGACTAACTCATACGGCGGATTGTGTGTGGACAGCAAGGCACTGGTAGTCTGGGTATAAGATGAAAAGTCATCATAGTTCGGGCCTGTCGCTGTCCCATAGCCCGGCCCTGTTGTTTGGTCAACCGCTGTCCAAGCCCAAGTCTCCCCTGAGTTTGTTGACTTCCCAATCCAGCTATTCCACAAAGCCTCTGTTGCTTGGTACAAAGTAAATGTAACATACAACTCACCCGCCACACTTGGATTGTATACAACTTCTCCGAAAGTGCCGTTAGCTATGGTAGGGGTAACAGTGTGAGTCCAACTATTGGGTGGAGCCGCTGGAGTCACATCAGACCAAGTTACACAACTATCAGAGGATTTATATATGGCATGTTCACAAAGCAATATAAACTCATCCCTGCCGTTCGGGTTATTGACCAACTGGACACATTGGGCTAAATCCGCAGGGTCTATGCCTGTGTTTCTCTCTATCCACTTGAACGACTCGTACATCTGATACACGCCTTCTACTGAGTCAAGAACATACACCTCTCCTACATCTACAAGGCCATCAGCAACTATTCCGCCCGATAAAGTTTCAGGTATGGCTCCGTTTCCAGAGGATGGAACAGGCACATTTTCAATGTAGGGGTAGTCACCATCTATGCCGTCTCTGCCGAATACCTCTGGCTCCGCAACTACATCAACCATAACTATGCCAGATACCACGTCCACATTTACGCTGGTCTGTATAGGCACTACTTTGAAAGGCGTTGTGACTCCGTTAATCATCAAATCAATTATTATCCATTCCTGCCGAGCTACAGTTACAGCATTAGCCCAATTTCCCGCAAAAGTCCAAGACACACTCTCTATATGATAATTATGTTTGGCAACATGCCTACCAGTAAGATGATTTAGGTATGCTTGAGACTCAGGCCAGACCCCAGAGACGGTCAAAGAGTTTGTACCATTTTGCCCTGCGACAGCACCCCATTTGGATAAGATTGGAGTGCCTGTAGTCCCGTCCCACAAAATACCATCAAGAAAGGCTAAAGCTACTTGCGGCCTCTCTCTGAGGTTTACAGTTACTTCCCCTCTCACATCAGACTCGCCTAGTGTAAAAGCTGTGGGTGCTGAATTTCTATCTGCCGCCTCTAACATGTTTATATCTTCGTGTGACCAAACTTCGCCAGCCCATGAATCCGTTATCACTGCGTTTATGGCTGTGTATGCAAAATCCCGTGCAGAGTTCAGTAAATCGCCCTGTGTAAATTTATTGACTCCAGCGGCTATCCTAGAGTCTGATGTGGGCAGTAAGACATTTGTTACATTGAATAAGGTGGAGTGCCTGTACCATAAATGATAGAGGGCCATTGCTACAGTCAACTTATCCGCCGGAAACTTCCACCAATCATCTACAGTACCTACAGCAGTAGGCTCTGCAATCAGGGAAATTGAATAGCTCATTTTCTCACTCAGTACGCCTAGAGGCGATAACACCTCTAAGCCTATAGCATAAACTTCATTTGCGGGGTTCCTTACCGCCTCACTTGAGAACACGTATCCGAAAAAGTCTACCCTTGTCGGGCCATTAGTATATTGAGCGTAATCGCTGTAGGCACTCACCCCATTATCCAAAATGCCTCCGTAATAATTGTCACTCCAAACTATGACGGGCATATAGCGCAAGGGCTTAGTCCCCTTGTATGTCAGGTCAACCCTACAGAAGCCTGACTTGTCCTCTGTCCTATTGAATGAACCAATTAGAGGCTGTGGAGTAATAGTATCCCCGTTTATAATTATCAGCCTCATAGAGCTTGAGGTTTTACCCTCGGCTGTAACAGAAACCTTTAACCAGTAATAGCCCTCTTTGTCAAAAGTAATGAGGGTGTTCTGGGCAGTGGGGGTGGCTATAACTGGATTCGCCGTTTGGTCAGAGGTAATTATTGCTCTGGCGTAAGTGTAGGAGGGTGCTGAGTTGTCAGGCATGTAGCCATAACAATAATCATTTATAACGTGGGTCGGGCTGTCCCCCATCTCACCTGCATACGCAGGAAGGCATATAACTATTGGGGAATACGCCGTGTTTTCGTCTGTGTATTCAATTGAATAATCAACATAAAAAGTAGAGGCATCAACACTGATTGACTCAAATCGGGGGAATACAGGCCAAACTTCATAAGACAGTATCAGAGTCAAGTAGGCATTATCCGCCCACAATATGTCTGAGTTCCATCCCACGTTTACAGTGCCTGTAGTTTCACTTCCAGTAATACTTATGACTCTAGCTCGCCCATAGTCATCCAAACCATAGGCTGAACCAATAAGCAGTGTCTGTCCAGCCTCTACTAACCCAAATAGGTATGAACTTAATAGGCCCGTATCGTAAGCTATACTCATAGCTCCCAAACCGATAGCGGCATCATTAACCAATGCTTTAAGCAGGGGTATCTGAGGCAGGATGTTCATACTAAGATTTTTGTAATGGGGCGATGTGCCCCGCAATGTTTCTAGCTGTCCTGAATTAAGGGCCATTATATCCCCTCTTTTGTGACTGCGTAAAACACGATTCTAGGCGATTCCACGATAGCGGGGGAATAATGTACAGGCGTTCCCCCTTCCCCTGAAAAATCGGGCAATAAAGTGGTGATTATGCTGAATTTGTAGAAGTCAGAATTAGGATTAGAACCGAATCCCAACATTTCAGGGCAAACTACCCACACCCCATAGATATTTCTATCGGAAACTACAGCCCCCAAGTACCTGTACAGGCTTTGAATTTGGGACATTCCCAGGCTGTCCCAAACCCACTCAATACTAGATACTCCCTCGCCTACTTTCTTCTTATCGCCTCTCTGATAAGCAGACGTGTAAGGTCGGTATATGCTTGAAACAGGAGTCGGCAGACTTAAAGCTGAAAGGGGTAACAGCCCCGCCTCTCCTATTCCTATCTTAAAAGTGTTCATTAGTTGGCTCCTATCGTTTTCTTAACAACCTGCAATGCTTGTTTTTGGGCTACCATCTGCATGTATGGGTCAACCCCCGTTAAGTTCATACTTACATTAGCCGAAGTGTTTGTATTAGTGGTGTTTGAGTTTCTTTCACCAGTTAAACTTGCGGCGTTTGGTGGAACATAGGCAGAGGACTTAGATGGATTAGCAGAGGCTCCACTTGCACTTTTTGTATCCTTTAATTTCGCCTCAGTTAGTTTCTTGATGCTGATTTCTTGGAGTGACTCAGATTGTTTACGATAAAAGGCATCCATAGTCTGAGTTACAACCCCATCAGGCCCGTATGTCAATTCATACTCACGAGCTTGGGCAAGCAGGGCATCCACAGTTAAATCTGTATCTATGGCATTTTTTCTTTCAGCTTCTGCTATCTGCCTACCAAGACTGTTTTTGAAATCTTCCTCAGAACGGGCTAAAGCTCTATCTACATCTTCTTTCTTACGCCGTTCCATTTTCAGTCTTTGTTCTTCCCTCTCTTGTAGAGAGGCGGAGTGTCTGACTACAGCATCATCATAAGATTCTTGTAAAGCCTCTAACTGCTCTTTTACATTAGCCTCTAAATCCGCTTGACTAGCATCTAGGTTTTTCTTAAGTGCGGCTCTGTCCACACCATATACATTTGAGGCATCTTCCAGACTATACGCCCTGTCTGTTTTAGCACCAGCTATGCCTGATTGTGCAGAGCGTTGTGCAGACAAAAAGGCTTGTGCATCATTCGCAATCACAGCCTCTCTAGCTTGGTCATCAAAGGACTTACGAATAGACTCCAATCTTCGCCTATAAGCTGTCTCTATGTCTAACCGCTTCTGCCTATAATCCTGACCCGACTTAGTTAAGGCTTCCTCTGCCTCTTTAGCATTTTGCGCCCTAGCTGAGTCAGCATTAGCTAGTATGCTGTTTCTCTTCTCGGCACTCTGAGCATCTAAGTTTTCAAAGAATTTTGCAGAGGCTTCTGCTTCATCTTCTAACCTCCTAGCTTCAAATATAGCCGCATCTATTCTCTTTCTCTCAATGTCAATGGCTTGTTTCATATATCTTTCAGATATTGACTTGCGAACCTCTACTAAATCATTTTCAAGGTTTTCAATAGCTTGTTTAATTTTGTTTGTACCACCGGGCAGTAGGACATCATCCCCGACGGATTGCTTTGTCTCCTCTAGCCTATCCAATTGGTTCTGATGAAATTCCTCAGCTTTTTTATCGGCTTCATCCATTGCGGCGATGGAGTTTCTCATAGAGGCATTAAATGCTTCATCAGCCGCTTTAGTGTCATAATCATAAAGGCCGTCAAAAGACTTTTTCATGCTAGTTGCACTTTTATCCAGAGCCTCTATCAAACCATCAATATCACCTGACCATATTGAGGAGGATATTTCTGACATCAGAGTAAGTTTTTCTGTAATGCCATTCAGTATCGGAGCTACACCCTCCCCAAACCCAACAAGAAACGCTTTAACAAGGGCTATCCCTTTTTGCAGTGTCACCATGGCATCACCCATAGACTTAATAAATGCTAATGGGCTTGAGAAAGCCTCCCCTAAAGCATCAATCCCCTCCTCTAGGAGTTTAGTGGTATCACTCGCCTCTGATACGTTATCCCCAAACCCCTTCGCCCCTTGTGATAAAGGACTGAATATTTTAGCTATTCCCCGTACCGCCCCTTCTATCTTCCAAGCCTCTTTGGTTAAACCAACAAAATCATTCCAAATGGGCTTTACCCGTATCAGAATATTATTAAACTGAAAGGCTAACTCTTTCATTCCCTCATTTATATCTTTAACATTCATTGAGGGGCCGAGGCTGGTCATCTCTTTCAAAAAGTTCAAAGCGGTGACAGCCAAATCCCCAAATGATACAGCTATGGCTGTTATTTCTTCTCTGTTCTCCTTCAAGTATCCCACAATGGCTACTACTGTATTTTTGTATTCTTCAAAATAATCCTTCCCACCTGTAACCAGCAAGTCCGCCTTCATCCCCGCTATTTCTTTACGGGCTTGAGCTAAAGTACCCGCAAACTCATCAGCCGAGTTCACCCCTAACTTTCTATCTTCAAGATACTCGGTAAGCCCCTTAACTAATCCCTCTGTTTTGCCGTATTCAGCCTGCAAGTTCTTTATCTGAGCTATCTGTTGTGGCCCTAAGTCCAACATTCTCCGCATAGAATCGAACTGCCCACCTACAGCGTCATTCACAGAAAACTGAATGAGGCTAAAATCACGATTTTGTAAATCTGAAAACCTATCTGTCAGGGTCAACAGTTGCTTTAACTGCCCTACATCGTCAGAGTCAGGAGCTAATGCCTGACCAAAAGAAATAGCGTCTTGTGTAGACACCCCCAACTGAACAGCCAAGTCTCTCAAATCTGAAACCAATGCCGAGGACTTCTCTTTGTCCCCGTCAAAAAAGTTGGCAAACAAAGTAGTGGCCTTTTCAATTTCTGAGTTCATCTCAACAGACTGTTGGGCTATAGCCATCATTGCAGAAGCCCCCCGTATTCCCAACTCTATGAACTTAGAGGTTAGGGCTGTAACTATCCCAATTGTAGCTCCCATCTTTAAGTTTAGACCAGACATGCCACTACCAGAAGAATTACCATCTAAACTACCTACAGCACTACCTGCCTCATTCACTTTCTTCTCAAACGCATCTAAAATTACACTGCCACGCTTCTCTAGTTGAGTCAAGCCTTTGTTGAACTTTTCAAATATACCATCTATTTCCTTTCCCCCTTGAATTGTGAAGTCCATTACGGTTTGTTCTCTATCTGCCATCATTACCTCCTAACTGAATTTTATATCCAACATATCAAGCATATTACTGGCAAAACGACTACCCAGTATCAAAGCCCTATCAAACACTGGTTGGGCATACCACGACTCAAGACTCATCCCCATTTCTCTGGCTGATATTATCTCCTCTAAGGACATCTGATATTCCCGCCCAGAGTCTGGTAACATCTTCCGAGCCTCCATCAGTGGTAAATCTCTCCAACTTAGACCGAAAGTAACCATAAGCCAATTCAATATCAGCTATAGTCACCTCCGAGACTAGGGCGTGTTCAAGTATCTGCATAAAATCATCAGCAGTAATACAGAAGGCTTTTAGAAAATACTCCATCTTGTTGCCTTCGTTTATGTTTATTCCCTCATTCAAGAGGGTCTGTATCCAAGGCCCATTATTAAAGCCTTCTAGCAACTCTTCTTCCCCTATACAGTCAATAACATCAGACTCCACGGGAAAGTAAAAAGACACACACAGATTGAGAATCAATCTGTTCAGTGCCTCATTATAGTCTGTCATTCTCTGCATGTAGTCCCTACGCCACATTAGGTACATATTGTACCTTTCCCACAATTCTACATCTGACTCATCTGGCGGGGTTTCTGGGGGCGTATAGGGAAACGTGAGACTGTCCCCCGTTAGAGGCGATTTGTACTGAAAAGTAAACGTGTCATCCTCAAGCCGATAAATGCGGCGTATATCCACAAAGAGATGAGGTAGGGCTTTTGACACGTTAAGCCCTACCCCACTCTCAGTCACAAAGACCATTTAGAAGTCTTGGCTTCCATCAAAGTTACTACGCAGAGTCTCGACCATGGTTAAAGACCCCACAGCGTCGCCCGAAACAGTAACAGTGTTTGGGTCATCGGAAACAGACAAGGCGTTAATGACTCCCGCCGTAGCGATGGGTTTCCAGCTTGCGCCTCCATCGGTAGTACGAAACATGTAATTGCCAGAGGTGTTCAGCATGTAACCTGTAACCCCATAGGAGTCAAAGGCCATAGTATAGCCAGCGTCAAACGTACCTTCCACCGTGCTAGTGCGATTTGTCCAAGTTAAGCCTTCATCCATACTTACATACAGGGCAGTAGCAGTACAGACAAAGATAAGGCCATTGCTTGGGTTAATGGCGCAACCAGTAAAAGCAGTTGATGTAGTAGTGCCAGAGGGGAGGGCTACATCAGTAAAATCAGTGAAGTTATTACAAACTGCAATAGCCCCCAGACCAACTGCAACTCCAAAGCCATTCTTCATTACAGAAATGTCTACCATCTCATCGGCTTGAGTGTTAGTGTAAATCACAGACCAACCAGCCCCACCATTGCTACTATGCCAGATAAACCCAGAAGTAGCGGCCTCCCCACCAACCCCATAAATTGCAGAGGCGTTAATGGTCAACAGTTGACTCACGTATTCATCTACAGCACCTGGCAGGACAACTTTAGTCCATGTGGCTCCCCAGTCATCACTATAAGTAATTACTGCGGCCTCCGCAACATCAGCCCCACGAGAGACGATGATACGGTTGTCACGGGCATCACCAAAACCCGTTACCCCATAAAGGGTATCATCACTGGCTAGGGTGGAGGGCTGGACAATGGTCATCGTCTCAAAGCCGTCTACTGATAAAACAACTTCTGGAATAGCACCAGTCTTTGCACTTACAGTAAACACCCCCATCTCACCTGAGTCAATCCGGCGTGTGAAGTCATCAGACATCAAGGCGGGAAACACAAACACCCCAAAGCTGTCTTCTATGGTTGTTTGGGCCTTGCGAATAAAGAGGGTAGTTAAATCAATGGGTAGCGGGCCATAAATAGCCATCACATTAAATTCCATTGAGATTGGGGTGGCTTCCCCCTCATTGGTCATGTTAGCCCCTTGGTCTGACGTGCCTCCCGACATCTTACAGTAAACCCAAGCCAGCAATTTACCACTAGCCCCGTATTGAGTCGGGTTTACCGAGCTATTGGTAGCCAGTTGCACGTTAAACACCCGACCTTTACTGAGGCCGATGAGGTAGTTCTTTTGATTGCTCAATCGGGAGGGAATGGCAAAAGTAGGTTGTTCAACATCACCTTCACCTAGTGCTACAATTTCCTGACCCATAGGCAAGTTTTGACTCTGACCACGGATAGCGTTAATAGATGGGCTAATCCAGTTGATACCAGTCAAGCCATGATTGTGTAACAACAGAAAAGGGGATAGGGGGTTAGGTTGCACCCACACTCGGCCCTCTTTCTGAAAAAGCGGTACTGATTGATTTTGTAAAGCCATGTGTTACTCCTTAAAATTTGACTTTCTTTTTGGCTAGGGCCATTGCTTTTTTATCAAAACGTCTCGCCCAAATGCCTGGATGATTTACTTGTTTCTTTTTGATGATGTTTGTAGCCCCCGAACTTCCTCCACCCCCCTCACTCTTAGCGGCGTAAGGTACACTGAAAATCAGGAATGGTACGTTCTTTGCTCTAATGATATACGGCTTGGTTCCGAAGTTTACCCACAAAAACCTTTTGCCATAGTCATTGTTTACCACACTCACAATCAGTTTGTATCTTTTGCCTCCGGCTCCTCTGATAATCTTTATTCTAAAAGAGGGCTTGTTAGTCCACTTCCTAAGCAGTATGTGGACTTCTTTTACATACTGCCTCCCCAACCTCTCTAAATAGTCTTGATGCTTTTTCTCTGAGGCTCGGTTCTCTTTTAACTTAGGGCGTTTCTTTACAAACTTTCTAGCCACTAAATGTCCCCTTTCAACCACTTATACTCCAACAGGGCTTGATAACCAAAAGTCAGATTACCATGACTGCCTATAGATACAGCGGGGGTGTTTATCCCTGTTTCACCTTGGCACGTCATCAACTCCCCATTGGCTATAGATTGCAGTGAGGAAGTTATCCACTCGTTATGCCGTGTTTTATCGTCCATGGATAACTCCCTCACGTTGGGGTGTTCAGTGAGTAAAGAGGCCCTTACTATACACAAGCCTTTCAGAAAACCAAGCATATTCTCTGTTTTATTGCAGTCAAGTTGATTTGAGGCAGATAATGCTGAGTCTATTTCCCCAGAGGCTATCAGGATGTTTACATCCAAAGTAGCTTCACTGGGGCTGACAAGCTCTGCTAAGTCTTGAGTGTGAAACAGAAAATTAAGAACATCTTGGGCTGTGCAGTATGGCATCTTTTACTCCTTAAATACCGTCAGGCGACCACATTGGGGGAACCATATAGGGCAATTGTGAAACGTGAACTACAGGGGCCGCTTTAATCTTGTTGGCCCACTGCTTGCGAGATTCTAACGCCTCTGGTGTAGCGAGGGAAGCGTCTGCAATGAGTGACCCATCGGGGTTAATGCCCAACAGATACCCGTGTGCATCAGAACCAAAGGCTACGAAGTCGGGGTTGTTACCGTCCTCACTTTCTACCTCTACATCCTCAATTTCATACTCATTCCCGTCATCTAAACTGGCGGTGGATAACTTGTTTTTAATTTCATCGGATGTTGTTACTAATCGCTTTGCCATTGTTAATTTACTCCTAACTATTTGTTATTTCACGTGAATTAAGATTAAGAAGCCGCAGTAGAGTAATAAATACCACGGAAGTCGGTGACTCCAGCCCATGTGCTATCCGCCATACCTCCCCAAACATCAGCAACCTTCAACTGAATATTGCCAGTGGTGAAGTCTCCTAAGCCCTGAACTAAAGCACCTCCTTGACCGAAAGCGGAGAATACTTGTTGATTAGCGGCCTTTTGCAGAACCAAGGGGCCGGGGCGACCTTGCATACGTGCAAGAGTCAGAGGGCGGATACCGTTTGCATTGCTTCCACTGAACAAAGCCCAAGGTAAGTTAGGGGCTGTAGCGGTGGGGGCCAAATAGGGGTCAACAATAATTTGAAAATTCGGTAGCACGTTCAGGGCGTTGTTGGGAGTCTCAGCAACTTGGGTAGAGCGTTGAATCTGCAAAGCGGTAGGCTCAAGTCCACGGTGGATAACCAAATAGGTGGGGGTCACTGAGATAGGCTCACTCGCTGTATCGAGACGCTGACTGAAAGAGGCCCAAGCGGTCATCAAAGCGGCGGTAGTCAACTGAGCAGTACCACTATACAACGCACCTAAAGAGGCTAAAGAAGCTAAGGTAGTGGTATTGAAATAAAGTCGGTTGACGAACTTCTCAATACTACGGCGAGCCGCTTCACCCATAAGGCGGGGTTGCTCTTGGAAATAGCCGAGGTCATCGTTTACCAGCATTTCCATTTCAAAGCTGAAACTTCGTTCCCAACGGTAAGCCCGATATTGCAACTTACGGGGCTTGGGAAAGTCAGCTTGTGCGGCTGGAGTCTGAGGATTAACCATCAATAGGTCATCCAAGCCTTGCTGTCGTTGGTAGCGGGTAACAGGCATAAAGTTGGGAACGGTGTCATTGTAAACCAGAGGCTCAAAAGCGAAACTAGCTCGCTCGTAAGAAGGCCACAACGCACGGTCAACAAACTCACCCAAAGCTAAGGGGAAGTCGGAGGCAGACATAGCCTCCATAATCTTATCTTCCGGCAGGGAGCCTTGTCCTGAAATTGCTTGGTCAACCAACGGGAAAAGTCTCTCATAAATATCAGCCTTTGCGGGTCGATTGGCTACATTGATTTCTTGTAACATCTGTAATACTTGGCGCATTTTTTAATACTCCTAATTGAGTTTAATGTTTGTTAAATTAAGCGGCTACTTGAAACTGAACACTGCGGACAATCATCACTGGCAACTCATAAACTTCAACAGTTGAATTATTGCCAGTTAAGGTAGCACTATAGGTTGGCAGAGTCCCAGAGAAGTTGTTAGGCAGGTCTGCAGGGTTGTAATACACAATGCCTACTAACTGGTTTACATCGCCTCCATCATCCACTTTAGCGAGAGAGGCAAATACACCCTCTGCTGTAACATCGGCGGAGATGTCTAAGAAAACAGGCGTTCCTGCAACATATTTGCTAAAGGCATCAATATCAAACTCTGACTGGTTACTGAAAGAGGTTAGGTAGACGTTGCCTTCTGCAATGTCAATGGAGGCCAATTCAGAGACTTCATTGACTGACACAACCACCCCGGCAATAGGGGTGTTTAATACGGTATTTGTGTCGTTGGTAGAGCTAATCTTGGTGAAGCCTCGCAACTGTCCTACAACGGGCTTGGTAGCAAGGATAGTAGTGGCGTTGGTGGGGTCATACCCAGAGATGTTCACAAAAGGCACTTCTACAACCTTTACGTCACCACAGGCGGAATAAAGTAACTTGTTAGTCATTTGTTGATTCTCCTAAATGAAAATAATTATTGTTAATTTGGTTTAGCCACCAATACCGTATTTTTTCAACACGGCATCTGTAGCATCGGTACGCTCTTTAAGGGTCTTAGGGGCGGCGTTATTGCCTCCAGTCGGGGGATTACCCAACAGGTTAGCAATGGCGGTTTCCCTACTCTCTTTGACGGGGGCGGGGTCAGGTTCGGGAGTGGGGTTTTCATCTATATCTTCTTCTTCTTCCGCCTCATCATCGTCATCGACAGAGACGGCGGTATCAACCACAGCCTCGTCACCATCTTCCATCCCGTCACCAGCCTCTAACAGAATAGACTGTACATAGTCTAACTCTGTCTCAATCAAGGCTTCAACGGTTACACCTTCAACTAAGCCGTACTCAGCTACTTGAACAGCCAGTCGACTCTTGGACACTGCGGGTAATTCGCTCAAATTGATTTCAGCAACAGCCTCTTGTAGACTCAATCGCTTTTCCAAAAGAGAAACAGCGGTCAGCAGGTTGGTGTTTTGCTCAATCAATAGAGCCATTTGTTCACTATTCACATCTGTATCTTTGGGGGGCATATCTTCTTTCTCCTCAATAAAATTGATTAAATTGCCGTTTTGTGAGATACCTTCATTCTCAGCCAAGGTCTGGATGTAACCACCAGCTCCGGCTTGATTTACAAAATCAACGGTCTTTACCTTGTCGATACTCTCAACAATCTTGGCTCGTTTTCCTTCTACCTCACCCACACGACTTGAGCCTGACGCTACTATGCTCACATTCATCATATCCAGCAAGCCGTTGGAGTCTAACTCTACTAGCTTGTCCCAAAAATTGTTATCGTGAACTGCGGCTTCCATCACGGGGTTTCCGGCTTCATCACGTTTACCTGTCGGGCCTAAGATAGTCGCATACCAATTTGCCTCCCCCCACTTCTCATGCTCAGTGGAGTGCATCTTGACACGGCTCATCTTTTCTGCCAACTGGTTTACAATGTCTGTGGTATAGTAGTGGTTGTCCCTACTATTACCAAATCCAGCTTGAATCGGCACGAAATGGAACTTCTTTCCGGCTGACTTTCCTTCATCGTTTTGCAGTTCTAAAAACATTACTTTGCCACCTTTATAGTGTATTTGTGATTACTGCCTTTTGCTTGGGAATAATCAAGGGTTAATTTGGTATCTCTGCCAACGACTCCGCTAATCCAGCCCTTCACCCTCTTTTGGGGTATAGGCCGTTCTGATGTTACAGTGATGGTACAGTTATCGCCTCTAGTAGTTACACTAAAATCGCTGACAAAGGCTGGTTTTGATTGAACTAGACCAGCCTTGAGAGTGTCCTCATAAGTGTCAACCATTTTTGCCTTGTGCATAGGTCGGCCCTTCATCATCTTTTTACCAGACTTATTGAGTCCCAAATCAGCCTTCTGCTCATCGGTTAGGTTTTGATTCCCCATGCTAAATCCACGGGCTTTACCGCCTCTACCATCATGTCCAAAATTGCCTTTACGCTCTCTCAATAAAGTAAAGCCACCTATTGCTACATATCTATCCATTATCGCCTCCATGAAACTGAATCTTTTGTTTGATTGTTCTTGACTCTCAGGCTTCCTGAATTCAAAATATAAGGGGTGAATCTGGCGTTTATCTTATCTACATACTCCTGACCTTTGCCTTTTTTCACATAGGCTAAAGTTATATGGGGATTATACGATGGGAATGTTGAGGTTTCATGAGGCATTGTCAGTAAATCCGTTTGTAAGGCTCTCAGACCTTCTGACTCAACCATTAAGAATACTGCGTCATGAGGCTTATCTGAGTTATCAAAATATCCAACCCCAATTACGTGAATTTCACTCAAATCATGATTAGCCAACTTCAACCCTATCTTGGTTTCATCGGGGTCTTTTAGGGCATAGACTACGGCTATATGTGGGTTTTCTTCCCGACCTGTCACATCATCACCTATGTACAAATCATCATTGAGGATATGCAACTTGCCGTAATCCGTAATCATTTTGGACTCATCGGCATCAAATATAATGCTGGAATAGCTTGTACTCTCAGCGGCTAGTATCTCAGCTATCTCTGACTCGCCTGTTGGTATTTCTGGTTTTGGTTCTGGATTTACTTCTGGCTGTTCTGTGGTACTTTCCTCCTCTGCCTCACTATCAGACATTATTTTCTTTGCCTTCTCTTTTGCATTATCAAACCCTAAGTGGTCAAGTAACAGCACTGAGGCTGATTCCTTGTCCAGTAAGTCTCTGTCAAGGCCCAGTGTTATCTTTTGAATTAGGTCAGCAGTAGTGGCTCTGATGATATTAGGCATACTTACAGATATATCTTCCTCGGAGGCATCTTCATACCCATTTTGTCTCAAGACAAACAGCCAAATCATAATCAGGACAGATTCCCATAAGAATTGATAGTCCTGAAAGTTCTGTAACTGCGGCCCTTCCATCTGTTCAGCAGTAGCAAGGCTTCCTATACTAGGGTCGCCTGTTAAGTTTGCTTCTGTGATACCTGTACCTATAGCTACAGGCTGTCGTAACATACGGGAGTCTTGCATTGCGTCACCTGCCCCTGTACTTGAAGGGGGCGTGTTGGACATTGTTGCTTTCTTGTTACCCACAAAGGTTGAGCCTACAGGTGGGGACGGATTAGAGTCAAAGGGAGTACCAGCCCCGTTTAGTATGCTTGAGGTGAACCGATTAGCTATCGCCTTCACGTCTATGCTACTTCCGTCTACTGTAACCTGCCGGATGTAAGTTGCTAACTCTCTAACTATAGTGGCTCTGTCTCGTAGCATATCACGCCAAGCTCTGGAATATAGTGTAGTGGCGAACAATAACCCATTGCCTCGTAGGTCTGTCGGGTCAAATGGGACATGAAACATCCGTACAGGCTCACCCTTTGAGTCCATAGCAGCATTAACTACACTCACATCCAAGCCCTTGCTGATAGCATCTTGCAGGGTAGCGGCATCTACGCTCATGTCTAAATAAGCCCGTTCTATTGACTCACTGGACGTGTTTATAAATCGGGTGTTCTGCCTTGAGTATCTCCTAATGTAGAAGATAGGCGTACTTTTATCCTCTGGATGGGTCACAATTTCCACAATCTCATCGGCATCTATGTTCCTTACTATAACCTCGCCGTCCCTTGAGGTTGTGAGTGAAAGGAACAACTCGCTATCTATAAGCAACTTCTTTGGTAGGGTGCGGCGGTATATAGCTCCGAATATACGGTAATTTACTGGCAGTTCCCAACACTTCTCTTTCCAAATCTCGAAATAAGCCTCCTTAGTAGTAGACTCAAAGTTCACCTTTGTAATGCCTAAGTATGTCAGGTAAAGACGAATGGCTTGTTTAGACAGAGGCTCTCTTTCCGCAAAGATACGGGACTCTTTAATGCTTTGTATCCGGCTTCTACTGCGGGACTCTGTATCCTCTGTGAAACCTACTTGGTTCCAGCCTACCATAGACTGTAGATAGGAGGCCATTTCATCATACACCGCCTCTGCTATGTCTATGTGTTCTGCTTGCAGTTCATCGTTTTGGGGCATGTCTTTCTCCTTTAAGTGTGGGGCTAGGATTTTTAATTTCTAAATTAGGAGTGTTTCACGGGGGATACCTAGCCCCACGATTTTTATTATACAATAGAAAAACCCCCAGACAACCCAATAATTAAAATCGGCCTATAAGGGGGTTTTTCTGTTAGTCTTATGTGTGCTGTGACTGCGTAAGCCTTCAACCAGTTCTACTCCAGTTGAGGTGACAATGGCAGTTACATGCGGGTGATAATTTTCCGCTAAGAACCTTATTAACGGCTCACACGCCTCTATCAAGTCTTTCTGCGATTGGTCTACGCATGGCGTATCCATGTATTTCTCTCCTTTTAGTGGCCCAATATCTGTTTGACTTGGGCGTTATGTATCCAACTGTGCCTTACTATAACATGGGGCTGTTTCATCAGTACATCTAATGAAGAAAGCACTTGGCTGTTCAGCATACGAAGCCCTGAATCCTTGACTTTCCAACCTTCCCAGACTTGCCCCAGTATCAGCTTTGAATCCCCCCTAAAAAGGACTGTTACGGCCCGATTATGGGGGATTGTGTGTAGGGTGTTAATAGCCCCCCAGATACCCTTATCTAGTGCTAGGTATTCCGCCTGATTGTTTGTGCAAGCGTGTGGGAAAATATGCCTTTTAATAGGATGCGGTTTACACGGCTTATACAGAACCACATGGCTACCATAAGCATGATTTTTTGAGGGCTTATATCCCCCATCATAAATTACTACTAGAATCATTTTGACGAGTACCTGCCGCAAATCGGGCATATAGGTTTTTATTCTTCTCCAAGAGATATTTGGTTATTTCGTCTACTTCCTCTTGATGAGTCTTAGCATTGCTTCCAGCTACTGGCGTAAAGCTCACAGTGACATCTTCGGGCTTTACTTCAACGGGGCCTCCCGCTTCTACATCCCCCCAAGATACCAAGTAGTTGCCTTCTGTGGTTCTATCTACTATCTGGCCTACTCTACCTGACTCTGTTTTGACTATACCTATCATTGCCATCACTTCACCTCAGTTAATGAGAACTCGGCTGATTCCCCGTCTTTCACGTACACCACTACATTGCCGTACTTAACGACAACAGAATGGCCCGATTGAGTCTTGATACGGACTACCACATCCTCAAGGGGCATCATCCACCCGTAGGTGAATGTAATCATATAGGCATCCCCCTTATCTAAGGTGTTAATCAACTTCCACAACAGGCGTAACATCTTGAACAGTTTTAATTTATACATTTTGGCTCTCCTCATCAATAATAGTTAATATAGTTTTGTATTCTTCTGGCGGCTCTGTTTCCATTTCTTGCTCAAACTCATAGAGCATAGAGGGGCTGTCATTCTCTATGAGTTGAGTTATATCTGTGGCTGTGTTTGTGTATTTAGCTTTATCGGCCTCCGTTAAACCACTATAGTCTTGATACAGGGGCTTTAGGTCACTTAGAATAGGGCGGGTGGATATGAATACTATTTCACCACCCCGCTTCTCTGCCTCTATAAATGAGCTAAGTATCTCTTGTTCAAATCTAAACAGCCGTTCTGCTATTATTTCTTGTGCTGTCATACTGCCTCCTAATATTCCCCTAGACTCAACATCGGGGCTTGTCTTACCATAATTTCTTGTCCGGCATATCTCATCTGTCCTGCAATAGCATCGGCTATTACTAGGTCATCGTGACTCCCTGCTTGTGCGGATAAGGCTCCATTACTGTGTCTTACAAAGTGCATCATCTCGCCTAATACCGTTTCATCATAAATTATGCCTCCTCCTGCTGTGTTCTTTAGCTCTTCATCTAAGTCATCAATCATGATAGGCTTGGTTGTTCTGGTGGTGGGCCAACCTAGTCTTTCATCTACATGTTCATAGATGTTTGTGTAAGGCTTAATTGTACCATCAGACACCCCGTTTGCTAAATACCCCAGTATGGCATGTCCGTGATTGTTTCTCTCGACTCCGATTAGGGCATTATTAAACACCTGACCTACTTGGGAGAGTATGTAGGCGTATTCTAGCAAGCTAAACTTACCGTGGATTGTGGCTACCCTTTCATTAGATATTCTGTCCCTTACTACTGCGGCTGAATAGTCGGTATCCCCACCATCTGTTTTAACTATGCCCTCCGCTACGTCAGCCCCTATCACATACTCTCTGTTTTGTAGGGGGGCTTTGTATATCCGTAGCTGATGAAACTCTTTGCCTTCATATATAACGGGGAAATCTACAAAGATAGGCTTTATCGTATGCTTGTCTATCCTCTCCTTTACTTTTAATAGATTGAACCTTGGGCGGCCTGTAGTTAAAAATGCAGTAGCTATACTTTCGGGGTATTCCTGTTGAAAGGCTTCCCCTTGGTCTTTTATCTTACTGCGCCTCCACTTTATCATTTCTGGTGAGGCTGTCTTACCCTCCCTTATTATTCTTTCTACTAATGCCTCCTCCTCAGACGTGTACTGTATCTTCTCGTTTGGCTCTAAAGATATACTGTATTCTGGTGCATGCCACCACGGGTAGAAGTGGACTTTGAAGTTAGATGCGCCTCTTAGAGACTTCTGTACCTCCTCGTAGAAATATCCCCCTACACCATTAGCCGTAGACTCTAGGACTATGTAAGTATCAACTCCCGCATCTAGGCTAGGGACTGACTCAAGTACACCTGTCATTGTATGTCTGGCGGCCTCCCAGAAAGCTACCTCTGAGCCGTGGAATACGTGTACCGTTTTTGACCTCCCCCAATTTCTGTTTTTGGCTGTACCTACATATAGTACGGAGTCCCTATTGGGATACCTAAAGCCGTTTGGATACCTACCCTTTCTGAATGGCCTCTCAGCATCCGGCATATAGTCCTCAAAACGGGAGTATATCTCAATCATGTGGGAAGTGTTATCACCCTCGTTGGCTACCGTAATATATGACCTACCTTTCCTCTGCACTACATCCTGATACATCAAGCCTTGGAGCATAGTGCTAAACCCCATCTGACGGGCCTTCACTATAATGTCCCTTGGAGTCTTGTTCTGAATATAGTGGTATTGGGCATCATTCATTATAAAGTTTTCTATCCGGCCTAGCTTACTCTTTAGCTTGAGTCTGGTGGCAAAGAAGGCATCATGGTTCATATCCTCCACCTCCTTGGGGAGTATGCCTCGGATAAAGTCCTTGTAGAGCGTGGCTACCTTATCACTTGACTCCTCCTCTAAAACAGCCTGTAAGCGTTTCTGGGCGTGTTTTTGTTCATCTTTGGCGTTCAGTAGCTTAATTCTCAGGTCATCGGGGAGGTGGAGTTTACGTCTAACTCTAACTCTAACTCCTGTATTTTGACTCATGAAATGTCCTTTATTCTTCTATAAGAGCCTCATAACCTAATTATGGACTCTGGTTTATTTTAGGATAGAGAGTTTATGTTAATTTAACCAGTCATCATACAGCCTTACCACGTCATCCCCGATTGATATGTTATAGATAGGGATTCTGTTTTGTTCCGCCGCTGTGATTGCTTGGCCTACTAAGTGTGTTCTGGTGGTGCGGTCTTTTGTGGTCTTTTCCCCGCTGTGAGTCGCCACTAATAAAAAGTCTACGGGGTCTTTACCCTTTAACCCCAATACTGCGAAGGTGTGGGCCGCATTTTCCACTAATACCTCTGTATTGTTGGTATAGGGGCTTCTGTAATACTTTGATGTTAGGTTTAGCATATCACAGCCTAGTTGATAGACTTTCGAGGATATGTCTACTATGTGGCCCGCTTTTGCTGAGTCGGCAACTCTGCGATTATACGCACTGTAATCTGGAATTGTCTTACACACAAAGAAATCATTGGGCATTTCTAATGATGTTAAGATGTTGGTTAATCCGGCTCCAACATACGCCACTGATGTATCACTGACATCTTGACCCAAATTGGCAAAGGTTACTACTTTTCTGGTTTTTTTAATCATGAGTTTAACTCGTATTGGGCTTTCCAATAACTAAGGTCAGGGTAATCTTCTACCCCTTCCGCCTCTGATATAAAATTAAACACTGACACATATAGTTCATCAAATTCCCCAGAGCCTTGCTCTATTCCTGACTCTGTAGCTATAGAAACTACTAGGGCATCAATCAAATTTGTCTTGTTCATTTTCTTTTTCTCCGGTGTTTTATACTCTTTGCTGTTATAGTTAATTTTTTGGCTTGGGTAGATTCCCGCACCGTGTGGTATTGTGGGTCATAGTGTATTGACCCGCTTTGCCATTCTGTATTACACTCTGGGCAAATGAATACATCGTCCTGGGTATTTCTGAGTCTGTACTTCTCATTTTCTTTGCAGAATGAACAGCCTGGGTTTGCTTTGCTCTTATTCTGCCACCTGTGATTAGGGGACAAGTTGGGGAACTGTAAATGCACGGCACTGTCTACCCCTTGTAGTCCTGTTGGTTGTATCACCTCAAAAAACTTCATAGCTATGGCATTTCTGGTTGCTGAATCATCAATACCGAGTATCACGGCTTGCTGTAGGTTTGTCACGATTGCCAATACTTCCTCTACTGCATACATCTCTTTTGCTTTCACTTGGCGATTAACTTCCATCGTCACATGGTCTGAACGTGAATGGACGGTCTTGATTATCTCTTGCCAAACTAAATGGTCTGAGCTTGATAAGGCTCCCCGCAGTATCTGCATCCCTTTTTGTATTCCCGCCACGTCCTGAGTCCTAATGGACAGGTTCAGAACATCATAGGCTTCCTGTACTTGTCTCCAACCTTGACCTGACTCTTTGGTTTCGGCTCGTTCTAGCAACTGCTCAATACGGGCTGTAAGTAAATCAATCTCAGGGTTATATGTGAGTCGGGTGGGGTCGGTGGATAGGGCTATAAACCTCCTCAAAATGTCTTTCGGCATGTGTTTAGCATAGCGCATCACCGCATCAGAGATAAGGCCGTTTACTTTGGGCTTTCTCCTGATATGACTTTGGCAGTATTCTTGTGTATCGTCTGTGGCCCTACGTTCACATTGTGGGTCATCCCCCATCAGCCACTTTCTCCATACTGTACCTTGACATCTTCTAGCCCTAGTCCCGTCAAACTTATCAAAGTTTTCATAGTTGATGGTTTTACGGGCTTCGTCCTCGGTTATGACCCCGACTTCAAATATCATAACAGGCGTTCTGTAGTTGGCTTTCACCTCCTCTGGTGTGGCTAGATTCGGGAAGTTGTACAACTCTATCGGAGGCTTCTCTATGTTATACTTTTTCTTTTCTGCCGTTGTTCTCATCACCATGCTATATTCTCCTAACCCGTATCAAGGAATTATGTGCCTCTATAAAATCATCAAGGGTATCAGTAACAACATAAGCCCAATTTGGATTCTCACTGAGTGAATAATTGAACTTAAAGTCCTCTGGCAGTCGTTTTACTTTCACTCCAAATTGATACCTTTCACGTATAGGGTTTAATATACTGCTGGCTGTGCTGACTAACACCCCCACCACACTGCCTCTATGTACTATATCTTGAGCGCACTCATTGCCACTATTATTAAATACACTTTCCCCGAAAGTTATTTTGCTTTTATTTAACTTGGGCCATCTTCTCATAATTTCCTCACTTTTAGTTTTCTCCTATTACGTGGAGGCTTATTAAACATCTTCATCCCATATAGGGCTAAACATATAGCATCCCTTTTGTGTTGGTTTGTCCGGCCTATCTCTGGGTACTCTTTGTTTATGAATAGGCTTACATCCTGTTTGGAGGCTCTCCCGTTTCCTAATACTTCTTTTTTCCAAGTACCCGACTGGACTTTGTGGGCTTTGCCGTGCATAGCACTCCAATAAATAGCCCACTCTATAATCAATTCTGTCTGCCCCGACTGTACTACCCCGAATTTCGCTCCGTGAGATATTGCTTCATAGATAATTATATCCGGCTCTAAGTTCATTATTGTTGAATATAGGGCATCCCTCAAATCCTCAAAGGCTGTAATCTTATTTTTTACTAAATCTTTTTCCCCCTTCTCGCCTTTATAAATCTTTATTTCATGGAATACAAATTCTGTTCCAGAATACTCCACGGCTGACAAGTTAGGAAAGCCGGGGTCAATTGCTAATACTTTCATTTTTGCCTCTCATAGTTTAATACGAAAGTTTCCCATGTTCTAGGAATACCCTTACCTTTACGCCAATAATAGATTGCATAATCTGTTGCGTTTGTCTTGCCACCATAGAAACTTGGTCTACGGGCGCAAACCCCGACTCTTTCAAGTGGGTGTGTTACCCACAAGCCGCTATATCTTTTTATACCAGACATCAAGCTGAGTCTCAACAGGAACATCACACGGCCTTTACTTCCCAAACAACTATCCAGTGCTTTTATGATGAACCACTCGGCTAGGGGTCGGTTTTTAATCTTCGGGCCATAAGGGGGATTCCCGATTATTACATCATACTTGTGTGGAGGCTCCCAACTCAGAAAATCTGTGTTGAATACTTCGTCATAGAGGCTACTGCAATTTGAGGCTCTATCCTTATCTAACTCTACCCCGTGTATTTCGGCTGAGGGGAAGAAACTTCTAAAGGCACTTCCCCATATCCCATTCCCACAGCCGGGGTCTAACACTCTCAACGGCCTGTTAGTCCTAACTACTTCACCTCGGCTTAAATTAAACCCTCTGCGGATTGACTCAAGGGCTAAACTTCTTTCTGTTTCGTAGAAGTCCAGTTTGGCTCTCTCTGGTAACTTCACATCACTACTCAAATAAATTGTTGTCATAGACCTAACGCCTTCATATCTGGAAGTTCAGTTATTATTTTTCTGCTTTCTCTCTTG